AGCCAAAGCCTGCGCTCCACTGTTTGAGGCAGGCAAGTGCAAGATAGGAACTATCAATGGCTTTAAGGATGCCAATGAAGCCTTGCTAGCTGGTAAGCATCGTCTAGTTATGGATGCAATATGGAACGCTAAGACCTACAGACCTGATGGTATCGTGAGTCTGAAAGACATCCGTGCAGAACTAGACAAGCCTGTGGAATGGGGCCTGCCTTGGTTCCTTAAGACGCTCAACGCTAAGACCTATGGACGGAGGTATGGTGAAGTTTATTGTTTGGGTGCAGGAACTGGTGTAGGCAAGACTGACTTCTTAACACAGCAAATCATCTACGATATGCAAGAGTTAAAAGAGAGAGTCGGTGTGTTCTTCTTAGAGCAGATGCCTACTGAGACAGCCATTCGTTTAGCTGGCAAACACGCTAACAAATTGTTTCACATACCTGATGGTGATTGGACCAATGAACAGCGCAGTGAAGCCATTGATGCTCTCGAAGAGTCTGACATGATTCGCCTCTATGATTCCTTTGGAGTCTGCGAGTGGGATGTAGTTAAATCTAACATAGAGTACATGCATCACTCTGAAGGTATACGTGTGTTCTATGTTGACCACCTCACAGCACTAGCCACAGGGCAGGGTACTGATGAGCGTGTTGAGTTGGAGCGTATTACTTCTGACATAGCCAAGCTTGCAAAGAGACTAGGCATTATTATTATGATGGTGTCTCACTTGGCTACGCCCGATGGTAAGCCACACGAAGAGGGTGGTCGTGTAAGCATCCGCCACTTCAAAGGCTCCCGTGCTATCGGCTTCTGGTGTCACTACATGTTCGGCATGGAGCGTGACCAACAAGCTGAGAACATCAAGGACAGGCAGACTACTACCTTCCGTGTTCTTAAGGACCGATACACAGGTCAGTCTACTGGCATGACCATCCCACTTAACTACAACCAAGCAACTGGACATCTCTACGAGCAGACTGTGTTTGACATAGTCCCTGTTGATGATGCGATGGCTGCGTTCTAGGAAACATTATGAAACTCATTGTTGATATTGAAACAAACGGACTGCTGGATGAGCTAACAACCATCCACTGTATCGTGGCTAAAGATGTTGATTCAGGTGAGGTTCATTCCTTTCGTCCCACTGAGATAGACAAGGGCATCAAGCTGCTTGAATCTGCTGATGAGCTAATAGCTCACAACGGAATTAAGTTTGATGTCCCTGCTATCAAGAAGCTGTATCCCACATTCAAATCACCATCAGTGTTAGACACTCTTGTGTGTGTCAGATTGATTTGGTCCAGCATTAAAGAGGATGATGCTGTCCGCTTAGAACAAGTGCCAGGATTTCCAAGAAAGATGTTTGGGTCCCACTCTTTAAAGGCTTGGGGTTACAGGTTAGGTAACCATAAAGGTGACTACGCACAGCAAGAAGCAGCATGGGATGTGTACTCTGAAGAGATGCTTACCTACTGCCAGCAAGATGTTGAGGTAACTGCTGACTTGTATGCTGAGATAATCAAACAGGAATACAGTCCTCAGTCACTAGAGCTTGAGCATCAGGTTGCTTGGGTTATGGCTAAACAAGAGCGTAATGGTTTTGTGTTTGATGAGGAGAAAGCTGCACTACTTTATCGTGAGCTATCTGCCAAGAGGACAGACATAAGAGCAAAGCTAGATGGTTTGTTTCAGCCTTGGATTATTGCAGGTCCTCTCAAGACACCTGCGCGGACAGTCAACTATAAAGATATAACCCGTGCGTCTATGGTATCTGGCTGTTCTTACACACCCATCAAAATCATGGAGTTCAACCCATCATCTCGCACTCACATAGCAGACCGCTTAGTGAAAGTTCGTGGATGGAAACCTAAAGAGTTTACCAAGAGCGGGCAGGCCAAGGTTGATGAGACTACGCTGACGGGACTACCCTTCCCTGAAGCCAAGGTCATGGCTGAATACTTCATGCTACAGAAGCGCATCGCTCAGTTATCTGACGGAGCGCAAGGCTGGCTAAAGGTTGTGAAGGATGGAAAGATTCATGGTTCCATCAATCCCAATGGTGCTGTCACAGGCCGAGCAACACATGCATACCCCAACATTGCACAAGTGCCTTCACTCTCTGCACCCTATGGTCAAGAGTGTCGTGAGCTATTCACTGTCCCTAAAGGATGGAAGCTCATGGGTGCAGATGCTTCTGGCCTAGAATTGAGATGCCTCGCGCATTTCATGGCTGCTTATGATGGTGGGAAGTATGTGAATGTTGTCCTTGATGGTGACATCCACACAACCAACCAGCTAGCAGCAGGCCTGCCTGACAGACCATCAGCAAAACGATTCATCTACGCTTTTAATTATGGCGGAGGCGACCAACTGATTGGTGAACTGGTAGGCGGTGGTAGAAAGCAGGGCAAGGCTATCAAGGAAAGATTCTTAGCCAAGACACCTGCGCTTGCCAAGCTTCGTGACCAAGTAATGGCTAGCTCTGGTCGTGGTTATATCTATGGCTTGGACCGAAGGCGTGTCCATATTAGGAGTTCACACTCAGCACTGAATGCGTTGCTTCAAAGTGCAGGCGGCATTATTTGTAAGCAGTGGTTGGTCCAGTTTGTTAAGGCTATGAAAGCTGCTGGATTTAAACACGGGTGGGATGGTGACTTTGCAATGTGTGCATGGGTCCACGATGAAATCCAAGTTGCTTGCAAGGCTGAGATTGCAGAACGTGTGGGAGAAATTGCCGTGGCTTCTATCAAAGAAGTCACCAGTATCTTCAACTTTAAATGTCCACTAGATGGAGAATTCAATGTCGGAGACAACTGGGCAGCTACTCACTGAGGTACTAAGCCGTGCCTATCAAACCCCTTTCACTACACGCAGTGACTTTGCAAGAAACAATGCTGAGTTGGTAGCTGTGTGTGCGTGTGAAGGATTCATTTCAACAAAAACTGTAGGCACAAACCAATTCGGTAGGCGGTGGTACATCACTGTCATGGGTCTGATGCGATTACGAGAATCAGGTGAGCAAGAATGACTGAAAAATTTAAAGACAAAGTTAAATTAGGGATGAGTCCCAGTGCAGATGTTAGTTGGTGGGACTGCCGTAATGGTCAGGTTCAGTACATAGACCACATGGGAAACGATGCCTCTGTTGTACGTGCAGCCCGTGTCTCATTTGCTGCTGATGATACAGAGTTTGATGAGGTTAAAGATTCAGGCTTGATTAAGTATTTAGCCAAGCACAACCACTGGACTCCATTCTCACACACGTCAATCACTCTGCGAATGACTGCACCTGTTCCTATCCGCACTCAGTGTTTTAAACACAAGGTTGGTTTCACCGAGAACGAAGAGAGCAGGCGATACATTAGTTCATCACCTAAGTTCTTCATACCTCGACAGTTCCGCAAGCACCCAGAAGGTTCTATCAAGCAGGGTAGTGGTGAGGACATGCACCCAACAGGTGACAAGTATTGGCGCAGGCATTTCCAAACTGTAAACACCATGTGCTTAGACTCATATCAGATGGCTATTGATGGTGGCATGTGTCCTGAACAAGCACGTCTGTTGTTGCCTCAAGGCATGGAGGTCAGTTGGTATTGGACAGGCTCACTGTCTGCCTACGCTAGGTTCTGCAAGCAACGCATGGACCCTCATGCACAAAAAGAAATTCAAGACCTCGCCAAAGATGTCTCTTCCCTTATCAGTCCATTGTTTCCTGTTTGTTGGGAGGCACTCATTAAATAGGAAACACAATGAAACATACCCTAGAACAGCTTCGTGCTGAGATTACCTATGTGCCTGAAACGGGTACGTTCATACGTAAGTCAGGTAAGAAATCCACAGGGACTACCAACAACAATGGCTATTGCAACATACGAGTTTTAAACCAAACTTATTATGCCCATCGTTTAGCTTATCTACTTTATCATGGTGAACTTCCTGAAATGCTTGACCATATTAATCAAGATAAAGCAGACAACCGCATTTGTAATTTAAGACCAGCAACAGCCTCTCAGAATAAAGCTAATGTAAAAGTTCGCTCTGACAGCACTACAGGACTTAAGGGTGTTAAGCCTTACAGAGATAAGTTCAGGGCTACAATCACTGAGCATGGTAAGCGTTATCACCTCGGCACTTTTAACTCTGCAATAGAAGCTCACTGCGCCTACAAAGGCGCATCAATAATTATGTTCGGTGAGTTCGCTTGCCACTAACCTAAACGAGAAACACTAATGATTGAAACATTAATGATGGTACTTGTTTGCCTAAGCTTCACTGTGGTTTCTATATCTTTAGCCTTTAGCTTTGCTATGAATGCATACCTAGATTGGCAAGAACAAGACGTGGCTATTCGTCATGGCATTCGTGTAATTACTGCCCGTAATTCTAGAGAAGGAGAAGACGATGAAGACATTACTGATTGATGGGGACATCTTAGCATTCCAAGCTGCGGCTGCAACTGAGGTTGCCACCAAGTGGGATGATGATGTATGGACCTTACATGCATCTGAAGATGATGGTCAACGCCACATGCAAGATTCGTTAACATCTATTCAGAATGCTACAGACTGCAAAGTTATGCGTGTGTTTCTTACTGGTAAAAAGAACTACCGCACTGACATCTTAGAATCTTACAAGGCTAATCGTAAGGATACTCGTAAGCCTATGACTTTAGGTGCGCTTAAGAATTGGTTGGTTAATGCCTACGATGCTGAACTCAATGAGCCTTATGAAGCTGATGACTTAATTGGTATTGCAGCCACTGATGACCCAGAAACAATTATTGTATCTGAAGACAAGGACTTCTTGTGTGTGCCATGTCAACTGTACAACCCACGTCATTCAGACAGGGGTGTGGTTACTGTTACCACAGAGATGGCAGACCGCTATTTCTATTCCCAAGTTCTAACAGGTGACACTTCTGACAACTATAAGGGATGTCCTCAAGTTGGCCCAGTTAAAGCTGACAAGATTCTTGATGCTGCTGAGTCTGGTTATTGGCCTGCTGTTGTAGCTGCCTATGAGAAGGCTGGCCTGACTATTGATGATGCATTAGTTCAGGCACGTTGCGCTCGTATTCTACGCATTGAAGACTTAATCCCTGACCAAGAGGAGCCTCCACTATGGAACCCACCAACATAGGAAGTACACGCCAAGAAGGTGGTGACCATTACGTTCATCCCATTCAGCCTATCGAATACATTATGAAAAATGAACTGGACTTCATCGCTGGCAACATCGTGAAGTATGCAACTCGCGCTCCGCATAAGGGGCAGTTTGAATCTGATGTTAAAAAGATAATTCACTACGCAGAGCTATGGCTTGAACTTCAACACCAGAAGTACGACTGAGAAATAATTATGATTATAAAATTTTACACTGAAGGGTGTCAGCCTTGTAAAGCAGTCAGCACTGTACTAAACCATGAAGAGGTTGACTACGATGAAATTGACATAGGCAAGGACATTGACGCAGCCATACATTACAAAGTCCGTAGTGTACCAACAGTAATTAACACGGAAACTGGGGCGACTCTTATTGGGTTCAAAGGTATACGCGAAACAACGGAGTGGATACATGAGCATTGTAGTTGATTACAGCCGTAACAAATTACTGTCCGACCAAGCCTCAACACTTCTTAGTGACTACTACTGTCGTGAAGGTGAGGACCCACAAGATGCATATGCCAGAGCAGCAACTGCATACTGTCGTAATGACTACGACTTAGCTCAGAGAATCTATGACTACGCCAGCAAGGGTTGGTTCATGTTCTCATCCCCACTATTATCAAATGCCCCAGCGCAAGGAGAGAAGGTTCGTGGACTTCCTATCAGTTGTTTTCTTGGTTATGTGCCTGATTCCTTGGATGGTCTTATCGGACACACAACAGAACTTAGATGGCTTTCAGTTAAGGGTGGTGGAGTGGGTGGGCATTGGTCTGACGTGCGTTCTGTTAGTGACGTTGCTCCTTCACCTATTCCTTTCTTAAAGACAGTAGACTCAGACATGACTGCGTATCGTCAGGGTAAGACTCGCAAAGGTTCTTACGCGGCATACATGAATATAAGCCACCCTGACATCATTGAGTTTATCAACATCCGTGTTCCTACGGGTGGTGACCCCAACCGCAAGGCGTTCAATATACACAACGCTGTCAACATCCCTGATGCATTCATGGATGCGGTAATGGCTGGTGGTGAGTGGGACTTAATTGACCCTAAAGATTTAACTGTCCGTGAAACTGTGAAAGCCCGTGGACTTTGGGAGCGTCTGATTGATACTCGCTTCCGCACTGGTGAGCCATACTTGAACTTCATTGATGAAGCCAATAGGCATCTACCACCAGCCATGCAAGAGAAGGGTCTAAAGATTCACGGGTCTAATCTCTGCAATGAGATTCACTTGCCTACATCTGAGGAACGAACAGCAGTGTGTTGTTTGTCTAGCGTGAACCTAGAACATTACGAGCATTGGAAAGATACCACTATGGTAGCTGACCTGATAACAATGCTTGATAACGTGATTAGCTTCTTCTGTTTCAACGCTCCCAAAGAACTGTTTAAAGCTATCTACAGTGCGACACAAGAGAGAAGTTTAGGGCTAGGTGCAATGGGGTTCCATAGTGCTTTGCAACGCGCACGTATCCCGTGGCAGTCTGTCATGGCTACCAGCTACAACACTATGATGTTCACACACATCAAAGCACAAGCCACAGCAGCCACTATAAAGCTGGCCCGTGAGCGTGGTTCTTGTCCTGATGTTGATGGTGTTCGTAATAGTCACTTGTTAGCTATCGCACCTAACGCCAACTCATCAATCATTGCTGGTTGCTCTGCATCTATAGAACCTCTTAAGTCAAATGCATTCACACATCGTACCCGTGTTGGGGCGCACCTTGTCGTCAACCCTTACCTTGAAAAGGTAATCTTTGACTATGCATACACATGGAAGGATAAATCTAAAGTTTGGATAGAAGAGCAGTGGACTTCAATCATTCTTCATGAAGGTTCTGTGCAACACCTTGAGTGGATGGATGAGTGGGATAAAGAAATATACAAGACAGCTTTCGAGCTAGACCAACGATGGGTAGTGGACCACGCAGCAGAGCGTCAACCATTTATCTGCCAAGGTCAATCCGTAAACCTATTCTTCCCAGCAGGGACGGATAAGGCTTACGTCAATGAGGTACATCTACGTGCCTTCAACAAAAAATTAAAAGGGCTTTACTATCTTCGTACAAGTGCAGGTGCAAAAGCAGACACAGTAAGCTTCAAGCCTACCCGTGTTGCTCTTAAAGACTATGCCGATGATGATGAATGCCTTTCATGCCAAGGATAACCAATGAGTTTGTTAGACCAATCACCAGCTTACAAACCCTTCGCCAACCCCAGCTTTGTTAATCAAGCAATCGAGCATGACAAGTTAGCTTGGGGTGAGTGGGAGTGTGACCTAAATGAAGATGTAGCACAGTGGAAGTCTGGAAAGATTTCCGCCAGTGAGAAAAACTTTATCACCCAAATCCTTCGTCTATTCACACAGTCAGATGTGATAGTCGGGGGTAGTTATGTGGATGTGTTCCTACCTCGTATCAAAAACAACGAGGCTAGAATGATGATGCTGTCATTCGCACAGCGAGAGACTATCCACATGCGTAGCTATGCATTACTTAATGACACCCTTGGGTTTCCAGAGTCAGAGTACACAGCGTTTCTTGAATATGAAGCGATGGCTGACAAGATTGAGTTTATGCAAACCTTTGACCCAGATACTAAGCAAGGTCTAGCCAAGGCTATTGCTCAGACTGTCTGCAATGAGGGCATGAGTCTGTTCAGTGCTTTCGTAATGCTTCTTAACTTCCAACGATTTGGAAAGCTTAAGGGCATGTGTGAGATTGTTGAGTGGAGCATCCGTGACGAGACAATGCATGTCGATGGTATGACTGCGTTGTTCCGTCAGTACATTACTGAAAACCCAGAGGTGGTTACTGATGAATTTAAACAGTCTATCTACGATATGTATCGGACTGCGGTTACGCTTGAAGATAAAGTTATTGATTTGGCGTTTGAACTTGGTGCTATGGAAGGTATCACTCAAAGCGAAGTTAAAGAATATATACGCTATATCGCAGATAGACGTTTAACTAATCTTGGTCTTAAGCCTAACTGGGATATTGAATCTAACCCACTGCCTTGGCTTGACTGGGTTTTAAATGGTGACTCCTTTAAGAATTTCTTTGAGGGTCGTGTTACAGATTACTCAGCAGATGGAATGTCTGGTGACTCATGGGGATGGTAAACATGCCACGTCAACAACGTAAGCTAAAACCAAAGCGTGAAATTAAAGAGAAGTTTATGGAAGAACGGACAACACGCACAGCACTCCAGCCGAAAAATAAAATGCAAGCAAGGTACATTGAAGCTATTAACAACTTCACTCAGACCATAAGCTTGGGCTGTGCTGGAACAGGTAAGACTTACATAGCCAGCACTATGGCAGCGCAGCTTTACATGCAAGGAACCATCAATAAGATAATTCTCACTCGACCAAATGTCCCTTCGTCAAGAAGTTTAGGGTCATTTCCTGGAACTTTAGAAGAGAAGATGGCTCCTTGGACTACGCCTGTGGTGGAAGTGCTTAAGAACTGCATGGGTGGGGCGTATGAGAACGCAGTACGAAATGGTGCAATCATCGTAGCTCCCTTTGAAACCATGCGTGGGTCCTCATTCAGTGATGCATTCGTCATTATGGATGAGGCACAGAACACAACACCAGAAGAGATGAAGATGTTTACCACCAGAATTGGTGAGAACTGCCGAATCGTAATCAATGGTGACATTGCCCAATCAGACATTCGTCAAACCAGTGGCCTATCAACAATCATAGAACTTGCACAACGCTTCAACTTACCTGTACCAGTTATTGAATTTGGTATTGATGATGTTGTTCGCAGTAAAGAATGCAAGATGTGGATTGAGGCCTTTCATAAAAGTCAACCAAAGGTTGCGCTATAAGAAGGTTCCTGTATGGACTTAACAGAATTTCCCTATGTTCCTTTAGAACTCGTTGAGCATCTAGAGAAGATAGTACCCGATTGCGTTCCCCGTCTTGATGATACGGAACGTGAAATATTCCACAATGTTGGTGCTGTCCATGTTGTTGCTTTATTAAGAATGCAATATGAAGCCCAAAATCAAATAGAACAAACGGAGCATTAACATATATGTGTTTCCCAACACCAAGCGCACCTGCAGCAGCAGCTATTCCACCAGCACCCCCACCACCACCACCAGCAGACTTAGCACCAGCATCAGTCAGGATTGGTGATGATGAGATGAGCAGCGCCCGTAGTAAATATAATGCCAAAAAGAAAGGAACTAGCTCACTGCGGATTGCCCGTGCTGTAGGTGGTACTGCTGCTTCTGGCACTAACATTCCAAAGAAGTAGGATGATATGACCTCTATCCAACAACGATATGAAAAGTTGGAGACAGAACGTGACCCCTTCCTTACGAGAGCGAGAGAATGCAGCAAGCTAACTCTCCCCACTCTAGTTCCTGATTCAGGACACAGTTCTAGCAGTAAGTTTGATACGCCTTTTCAGGGCATTGGTGCGCGTGGTGTAAACAACCTAGCCTCCAAATTACTACTAGCACTTGTTCCACCTAACTCACCATTCTTCCGCCTCACTGTGGATGATTTTAAGTTACAGGAACTCACCCAACAAGAGGGTGCTAGAGCGCAAGTGGAAGAGGCTCTGTCTTCTATAGAACGTGCAGTGATGTCTGAGATTGAATCTAGTTCTGTCCGCATTGCTACCTTTGAAGCATTAAAACATCTGTTAGTTGCTGGAAACGTGTTGCTATATTTACCTGAGAAAGGTGGTATGCGTGTGTTTCACATAGACAGGTATGTCATTAAGCGTGACCCGATGGGTAATCCTTTAGAGATGATTACCAAAGAAGACATCTCCCCTGAAGCATTAACACCTGAACTTCAGATGTTGTGTGATATTGACCCAACCAAAGAAGATGGTTACGGGCATGAATCAGTGGTTCTCTACACCCGTGTCGTCCGTGATGGAAAGACTTGGAAAGTGTATCAAGAATTAAAGGGTAAGCCAGTACCAGATTCAGAGGGTACATACCCATTAGATAAGACACCTTGGATACCTTTACGACTCTCTCGCATTGACGGGGAATCTTGGGGACGCGGTTATGTTGAAGAGTATCTAGGTGACTTACGTTCACTAGAAACTTTAACTCAAGCTATAGTTGAAGGTTCTGCGGCATCTGCCAAAGTTCTATTCTTAGTCCGACCCAATGGCACAACCCGTGCGCGTGTGCTTGCCGAAGCCCCTAATGGAGCTATTCGTGAAGGTGACGCTAATGATGTAAGTACACTACAAGTTCAGAAACAAGGCGACTTCCAGATTGCGTTCCAAACCGCACAGGAAATCAAAGAGCGTTTAGCTTACGCCTTCTTAATGAACTCATCTGTGCAGCGCAATGCTGAACGTGTTACTGCTGAAGAAATCCGATACATGGCAGGTGAATTAGAAGATGCCCTCGGTGGTATCTACTCAATCTTGTCTCAGGAATTTCAGCTACCTTTAGTAAACAGATTGCTTTTACAAATGCAGAAGCAACGCAAGGTTCCTTCTCTGCCTAAAGGTATTGTACAACCCACAATCACCACTGGCCTTGAAGCACTTGGTCGTGGACATGATTTAAATAAACTAGCAGCCATGTTGGAACAGCTTGGTCAGTTAGGCCCAGAGACTTTAATGAAGTACATGAACATTGGAGATTATATATCCCGTGTTGGTACATCATTAGGTATTGATATGAAGGGCTTGATTAAGACAGACGAAGAAATCCAACAACAGATGCAACAACAACAGATGCAACAGACAGGTGAGCAGTTAGCACCTCAAGCGTTTGATGCTGTTAAAGAACAGATGATGGCTCAACAACAACCCCAAGGAAATGTAGAACAGTAATGGTAGAAACAGTAACAATTAAGCAAGAACCACAACCTGATTCACAAGAGCATATTGATGCGATGGTGGCAAAGGCGGAAGGCGCAACAACTGAACCTGTACAGGACAACCTTGAAACCCCAGAGGTGGATAGGCCTGAGTGGTTACCTGAAAAGTTCAAAACACCTGAAGACCTCGCTAAGTCTTATGCAGAATTAGAAAAGAAGATGTCCAGTGGAGAAAATGCAGATACTACTGCAACCACTGACACTGAAATTCCAACTAATACTGCAGAAGAAGTTACCGAAAATGCAGGTATAGATTATGAAGCACTCCAATCGGAGTACCAATCAAATCAAAGCCTGTCACCTGACACCTATGAATCACTAGCTAAGTCAGGAATTCCCCGTGAAGTCGTAGACCAGTACATCGCAGGCCAAGAGCAACTTGCCACATCTCAACGCACGACTATGTTTAATAGCGTTGGTGGTGAAGAAGCTTATGGAAGCATGATGGAATGGGCAAGTACGAACCTGAACGCTAGTGAAGTAGATGCCTACAACAAGACCATGAACAGTGGAAATATTGACCAGATTCAAATGTCTGTTCATGGTTTAAAAGCTCGTTACCAAGCCGTCAACGGCAGTGACCCTAAGTTAATTAGTGGTGACACTGCTTCTGCAAATGCAGGCGGACGCTTTGAAAGCGTAGCTCAATTAACGGAAGCAATGAGGGACCCTCGCTATGCGAAGGACTCAGCATTCCGTAACAGTGTGCAGAATAAACTTTCCAATTCATCAATTCTGTAACACAACAAAGCCCCTAAACTAACAGTGGGGGCAACCTATTCCAAAAGCCCAAAGCTATTAATGACAAAGAAACTGCGCCCTTGAGGGGGACAACGCTGTGGGAAGTTATTGAGTGCTGGAGCCTCAAGAATAAACAAACTTGAAACTTCAATCCTCTTTACAAGGTATTAAAAAATGAGTAATGCAACTGTATCACGCATTGGACAAGTCAATGGCGCAAACGCCACTGATGCTTTATTTCTAAAATTATTCGCTGGTGAAGTAATCACCCAGTTCGAAGAAAAGAACATCATGATGGGTTTACACCAGACCCGTACTATCACTAACGGCAAGTCAGCTTCCTTCCCTGTCATGGGTACTGCTGCTGCAGCTTACCATGTGGTTGGTGCTGAGATTCTTGGTGGTGCTGTTAAACACGCTGAGAAAGTCATCACTGTCGATGAGTTGCTTGTAGCACCTGCCTTCATAAGTAATATTGATGAGGCTCGCAACCACTACGATGTTCGCGCAACCTACACTTCAGAGTTAGGTAATGCATTGGCTAACACCTTTGATAAGAACGCTCTACGCATGGTAGTACAAGCTGCCCGTGGTTCTGAGACTATCACAAGTTCTGGCAAAGCTGGCCTTCAGATTTCTAAGGCTAACTACAACACTGCAGCATTAATCATCGCTGCTTTGTTTGAAGCTGCTGAAGCAATGGATGCTAAAGACATTCCAACTGATGGACGTGTTGCTGTCGTATCTCCAGCTATGTACTACAAGCTAGCACAAGACACCACAATCATGAACAAAGATTGGGGTGGTGCTGGTGTCTATGCTGATGCCAAGGTAATCCGTGTAGCTGGTATTGCTATTGTAATGTCTAACCACTTACCTACTGGCAACCAATCTGCTGTTACAGGTGAGAACAACACTTATCATGGTGACTTCCAGAAGACTAAGGCTGTGGTATTCCATAGCTCTGCTATTGGTACTGTTAAGTTGATGGACCTTGCACTTGAATCTGAGTACGACATTCGTCGTCAAGGTACTTTGTTCGTTGCTAAGTATGCAATGGGCAGTGGCATCCTACGCCCAGAATCTGCAATTGAAATTAAGATTAACTAAGAACTTCTTATAGTTAGTCACAAGGGAACTTCGGTTCCCTTTTTTTTACTTTTTAAAGGACTCGGTATGTCATTAAATCTCACGACTGAACTAGAAGCAGTCAACACCATGTTGAATGTAATTGGTGAAGCACCTGTAAACACATTAGTCAATATGACTTCTGCGGATGCGCTTACTGCAGTCTCTATTTTGAGAGATATAAGCCGTGAAGTGCAGTCACAAGGGTGGAACTTTAACACTGAACACGACTATCCACTTATCCCTGACCAAGACAGTATGTTATCCCTGCCTGTTAACACTTTAGCCGTGGACACAACTGCGGCATCTTATAAAATTGAGTTAGTACAACGTGGACTGCGCGCATATGACCGCAAGAACCACACATATACATTCACAGAAACAGTGCTATGCAGCCTAATTGTATTACTGGCTTTCGATGAAATTACAGAAGCCGCACGTCATTACATTGCTATACGGGCAGCCCGTATATTCCAAGACCGCGTATTAGGTTCTGAAACTCTTCACTCTATGAACAGGGATGATGAGTACCAAGCCCTTACAACACTGAGGCTTATGGAATCTGAGAATGCTGACTATAACATTCTGACAGGTAACACTGACGTTTCCCGAATCTTAACGAGGTAATCTATGTCACTTGTAAGCAGTTCAATTCCCAATATAGCCAATGGCGTTTCACAACAATCTGCAAGTGTTCGTCTTAACTCACAAGGTGAAGAACAAATAAACGCTTTCAGTTCAATCATCAGTGGTTTGCGCAAAAGACCACCAACCCAACACTTAGCAACTTTATTAACTAATGCACAAGCAAATGGTAACTATTTTATACACGTTATCAATCGTGATATTACAGAGCGTTACATTGTAATTGCTGACAACAGCAACATACGGGTGTTTGATTTTGATGGCACAGAAAAGACAGTAAACAAACCTGCTGGTTATTCTTACCTATCTTCTGGAAGTCCATTGACTGACTTTAAAGCAGTCACAGTGGCTGACCATACTTTTATATTAAACAAGTCTATTACTACATCTGTAACAGCAAGCCAATACACGTCTGAAACTTCAGATTCTATTGTACATGTTAAGCAAGGTAACTATGCAAGCGTCTATCGGGTATTTATAGACGGACAGCAAAAAGCCGCATATACAACAAGTGCGACTGATAAAGCTACATTGCAGACTGACCAAATTGCACAGCAACTAACGACCCAGTTAAATTCTAATTTAAACGCTAATGGCTCTTTATATAGTATCCATCGTAATGGCTCTACTCTAAGAATAACAAGATTAACTGGAGCAGACTTTAGTTTAAGGACTGAAGATTCATCAGGGAACCAAGCACTTATTGGCATAAGAAAGAGCGTACAGAAAATATCTGATTTGCCAGCAAGGGCATTTCCCAACACGATAATCCGTGTAGCAGGTGAAGGTAGTTCTGACTCTGATGATTACTATATTAAGTATGTTGAAGATAATGATTCATCAGGATACTGGCAAGAAACTGTTAGGCAAACACACGACACAACAATCACAGCCACAACTCTTCCTTGGAAGTTAGTAAGCAATGCTAATGGCACATTTACATTTACTAACAATGCATGGGAGGGCCGTTCTGTTGGTGACTTTAATTCCTCACCAGACCCAAGCTTTATCGGTAGAAAAATAAACGATGTGTTCTTCCATAGAAATCGTTTAGGTTTTATCTCTGATGAGAATGTAATTCTTAGTAGGTCTGGTGAATACTTTAAGTTTTACCCTGAGACTGTTACTTCTATTTTAGACACTGACCCTATTGATGTATCTGTAAGTCATACTAAAGTATCTATTCTTCGCCATGCGATTCCCTTTAACGAGACTCTACTTCTGTTCTCAGACCAAACCCAGTTCATGTTGAATGCAGGTGACGCTCTGACACCAGCAACTGTGTCCATAAATCAGACGACTGAATATGAATCTAGTTTACAAGCAAGTCCAGTTGGTGCTGGTGAGTATGTTTACTTTGCCACTAACAGAGAAGGGTATACAGGCGTTAGAGAATACTTTGTACAGGCAGATACTTCATCTAATGTTGCTGTTGATGCGACCCTCAATGTATCTCGCTATATAAAGGGAACTGCAACAAACTTAGTTAGCAGCACAAACGAAGACATGTTATTTGTTCTCACCGATGGTGTTCACTCAAAGCCTACTTGTTATGTCTATAAGTACCTTAGACGTGATGGTCAATCATTACAGATGAGTTGGTCCAAATGGGAATTCCCAAATGCTGACAGAATCTTAAACCTTTCAGTAATTGAATCTACAGCTTTCTTTCTTATACAGAGGGGAGCTTCAATAATGCTAGAGAAGATGCAGCTCCAGGAATCTCCTGAAGTTACTTCTGCTGGTTCTATGGTTTACCTAGACTCTCTTAAAGCAGGAAGCACAGCAGCAACAGGGCAGTCTCTAGTGACTGTGGATGGTACTCAATATGTAGGTTATCCCTACACAATGGAGTATACATTCTCAACACAGTACAGAAGAACCCAAGGCATTGGCGGTAGTCAGTTAACAGACACGTCAGGACGCTTACAGCTTCGTGAATTTAAATTGCTATTTGAGGACAGTGGTCGCTTTAACGTGACAACAACATCTCAAGGTGTCTCGCATTCTTATGCTTTCTTAGGGCCTCCAATTGGAGCTCAGACGCTTGGAAGGGTAGACATTACATCAGGTGTTTTCTCTCTTCCTATTCAATCTAAAAATGACAGAGTGTCGATAAAAGTAAGCAATGCTACACACTTCCCATCAGCCTTCCAATCAGCAGAATGGACAGGTTATTACACAACAAAATCTAGGAGAATCTAAATGACAATAAGCGTTAGGCCTGCAAAATTAAATGATTGTAATACGTTAGGCCCTCGCTTACGTCAGGCAGATAAAGAAGAGTTAAAGCTCTCTTGTGGGCATGGTCCAGTGACAGCACTGACCATGTCTATGATTGCCTCAGAGAAGCCATATGTGGCTGTTGATGAGTGGGATGTTCCCTTTGCAATGTTTGGTGTAGTTGATGCTATTGATAAAGGAGTTGGCATACCTTGGATGCTCGGCAGTTCAGGTATATATAGACACGCTAGGGAGTTTACAAATGAATGTAAGCACTGGCTAGAAACAGTATCCAAGGGACATGATGTCCTTGTTAATTATGTACATGCTGAGAATCACAAAGCTATTAGATGGCTAAAATGGCTTGGCTTTAAATTTATTTATCTAGACCCAGAGTATGGGGTAGGTAAAGCACCATTCTATGAATTCGTAAAGGTGAACAACAATGTGTGACCCCACTACCATGATGGTACTTAGTGTCGGTACTTCTTTAATGGAGTATGACGAGAAGGCAAAACAAACAAAAGCTCAAAATACAGCGTCAGTAAAAGACTACCACCAGAAAATTAAACAGACTCGTTTAGCCCAATTACAATCACAAGCAGCTATGAGTGATGCTTTGTTTGAAGACACTATTGTTGCTAAACAAAACCAAGCATCTGCCTATGCGCGCACAGAAGGCATGGGTGGCTCATTAGTTAACAGAATAGTACGCGACCAGCAAGCGATAGAAGCTCGTAACAAAGATAACGTGAACCAGAACTACGCAATGGACATCCAGCAGAAGCAGTATGAAATGCAAGGTTATGCAGTTCAGTCACAAGGCAGAATGAAAGCAGCCCCAAACTTTTTTACAACAGGTTTAGAAATTGCCGATAAATATTACAAATATGACACCGCACAGAAAGGAGTTATTACCTAATGGCTGAACGTCAACTTCAAGTAACTCAACTAAACTCTTCAGCTAGGGCAATGGATACTTACGTTAGACCTGAGTTAGAAAAGAACGCAAGGGCTATAGGCCTGCTTCTTAACTCTATTGATAAAACTGACAATGACCGCGCTATAAAGAATGCGGAGATTGAAGCAGTTACTGAGGCTTTATCAGAGGGTCCTAAAGACCTTCATAATCGTGTTGGGTTTTCTAGTACACGTCCTGATTACATTGCGACTCGGTTAGAAAATCGTGGTCAACAGTTCGCCCGTGAATCTTTACCAAAACTTGAATCTGATTTTCAGGAATTTCTACTTGGTTCAAATGACAATGGCACAGATATAGAGCCTTATTTAAAGGAACAGTTTGGTTCATTAATGTCATCTATGGAAGGTGGTGGTGGCAGTCAGTTCTTGATAGCAGGTGCTAGTGACATCCTTGTTGCAGCAAAAGCAGACATGCAGAAAAGGCATATGGAGTACATAGACAAGAGAGCTATGGATGAAACCATGACCCATATGTCAATGCGTGTCGATGGTATCGTGCATCAAAAGATAATCAATGATGAAATGGGTCAGCCATTGCCTCCTCAAGCGTTCAATGACCGAATTAAAGCTATGGATTCATTAGCTGTTGATATGTCACAAACAACTCCACTTACAAAAGGTCAGGCTAACA